GGTTAGGGGGGTCAGGGGGCTAACGGGGGTTTCGCCAGCTTGTATTTCGCAAACGTGTCTCCGTTTTCTGTAATCTGGATGGTCAAGATTTCATGCCCTTCTGATCTCATCTTGTGTATCAGAGAACTTAGGCGATACAATCCGAACCGATCCAATGCTTGTTTCCCTGTAATCGTCTTACCACTCAACACATGCTGTCGTACCTTATCGTACTTGCACAGGGGCTTACGGGGGGTCTTGCCCCCCTTCTTAGAAGGGGACATCGTTGTCATCTTGATAACGTGCTTTGGGTTGGTAGGAGGGTTGGGGGGCTGCGGCTGGCTTCGGTACATATTGCTTGACCGAAAGATTCATCTTGCTCTTCCCGTTTGCGGTCTGCTTAATCCATCCGCCAATCTCATATACAATACCATTGAGGCGGAGGTACCCCCGGTAATCCGGATGGGTGTCCATTTTTTTCTGACCATTCTTGTTCAGATTGCCTTTACCTTCCGGAATTGCTGCGATAAAATCATCTAGATTAAATTCTGACATCTGATTTGGTTTTGGTTATTGATTAAATGATTGAATTGTTTTAAATATCTGATAAACTACCTGAGGTACTACGGCATTGCCATACCCTTTGATGGATTCGTTTCGCCACTTTGAAAAGGTAATTCCGTCCAATTCGGTGGGAATCCCATCATCTCCGCCACAAATCGGGGATTGAGTTGGGAAGTTTTGCCAACCGTTTCGGTTTGCATGATATGTCCTATGAGAGATGATCGGTTCTCCTGTGATTTCGGGAATGTAGCATTCTTCCCCTCGTTGAAAGTTGGCGTCGGCAGCATCCCCAACCTGGCCTGTTGCCGTAAGTTGCAATGCAAATTGATCCCCTTCTCTGCATATTTTTTCTTGTCCTTTTCCCATAGTTCGGGATGTCTTGCACTGTTGTAATCGTAATGCTCTGGAGTAGGCAACAAACCAAACCCGGTCTCTTCGATGGGGAGCGTCGACGGATACAGCTGGAAGTACATACGGTTGTACTTCGTACCCTTCAGCTTCCAAGTCAGTTTGCACCTCGTGGAATACCAACCCGTCATTCCAATTAACAAGGCCGAGAACGTTTTCGCCCACGACCCATGTCGGCTGAATTTCCCGAATCGCTCGCAGCATTTCAGGCCAAAGGTGGCGGTCATCCTTCTTGCCGAATCTTTTCCCTGCCGTTGAGTAGGGTTGGCATGGGAATCCACCAGAGATGATATCAATGCTTGCTCTGTGAACAGAGAAGTCTGTTTGTACGATGTCATGGTAAGAGATTGCATCAGGCCAATAATGCTTTAGAATTCTTTGCCCGAAAGCATTCCATTCGCAATGAAAAACATTTGCCCATCCCATCCATTCTGCTGCAAGATCAAATCCACCAATACCGGAGAATAACGAACCATGTCTCATTACATTTGATTCCTATACTCCATGAATATAATAATATCTATGTAATGCTTGGCTTTCATAAGGTCCTCGATACCGCCCTTTTGACGATGACGGCACAAGTACTTTAGGGCGCATCCTTCCAGGTATGGAATGGCATTGGCATGGATGAATTCAGCAGGCTGAATCTGAAATCCTTTGTAATGCTCTCCGCCCTCCTGTCTTTTTAATGGGTTGGGGATGACCAGGGGTTTCGCTGATTGCTTAATTTCCTCCATGACGTTTCTTAATAAAGATAGCATATAGGTTGTTTTGTTTTGAGCCGCATGTGGGACTCGAACCCACATCCCCTGATGCACTTCAGGATTCTGCCTCGGTCACTCCTAACCTTGAACTAATGCGGCTACCGTTCAACAACAAACACCCGAGAACAAAGATAGGCACTTAAATGATATTTCCAAATGTTTTCAATGTTATTTTAGGATGTTTAACATATAGTGACTTATTTCTTGCATAAACAGTTCCAAATCATCTATGATGGCAAACTTGTATCCAAGATCAAAATAGGCGTATCCAGCGGCTATCTGTTCTTCAGATGGTTTCCCGCCCTTCTTTTTAAGCTCAATGTAGAACCCATGATATTCTGCTGTCGGTATGGATAGAAAAAGATCAGGCACTCCTTTTCGCACTCCCATTCGTTTGAACTTCATCCCCTCCCTGGCGCTTTTCATGCTACCACCATTTCGGATGTGATAGAGGAAGTTGGAATACTGAGGGTATTGCAGGTCAAACCACTTGATGCATTGTATTTGCAGCGCAGATTCAGAAAGGATTTTCATAGTCCGAGAATTTCATTCGCTCACCATCAAAAAGCAAAGGTATTGTCATCCGGCTGCCGTTTCTGTTTTTGGCTATAATTACTTCTGCCTTGCCCCTTGTACTTTGCCCATTCTCATCAACCTCTATGCCCATCGCCTCATCCCGATGCAAGAATAGAACAGAGTCGGCATCTTGCTCAATACTGCCAGATTCCCGCAAATCGGCTAGAATGGGTTTCTTTATGGCTCTATTCTCGACCCCTCGGTTCAACTGGCTCAGTGCAACTACTGGAATATTTAGGTCCCTGGCGAGCAATTTAAGGCCCCTACTGATGGATGCGACCTCTTGCTCACGGGACCTACCCCCCTTCTGATCTATAAGCTGTAAATAATCTATAAATAGAATATCTAGCTTCTTTTTCTTGTGAAGCGAATAGCAAAAGGACTTAATCGACTCAATGTTTAGGTTTATTGACGGGTTGATAGTTACAGGCAGATTTGCCATATTGCCCATAACCTTATAGAACTTATCTCTGACGCTATCATCGTACTTAAAGCCGGTAATAATCTTCTGATATGGAATGTCAGAATACAGACTACTCAGACGGCCTATGGTCTGCTCTATGGACATTTCTAGTTGGATAATGCCTACAGCCTTGCCAGCCATCGCAGCGCCTAATACGTTCCTTCCCATAAATGCGGATTTGCCTACCGATGGCCTGGCTGCTATTACGTAAAGGCCACCTTCTACAAATCCGCTAGTCGCATCATCAATGCTTTTGAATCCGGTGGAGATGCCCATCATCTCCTGCTGTCGCATCATGTCCTGATACTTGGACAATCGGACGATACCATCCTCCATCGAAATGGCTGCTATGGATGTCTCAGAGCGTAGCGCATTTATTTGAGCCTCTATCTTTTGAAGCGCAATGTTCGGGTCATCCTCTAAGCTAATGCCCGAAGTTGTCAGCTTGATGAGTTCTCGCCGGCGATACATCCCCGCTAGGATGTAACTGTTCTGCATCACAGCGCCTACATTAGTGACATTGTTGGTACAGGCCATGATGTACCCAATGATGTCCCTAGGTTTCCCGTATTTCTGTATGCAGATACTTGTGACAGTCAGCATGTCTACGACACCATTCGTAGCACGTATGTCAGCCATCGCCTGATAAATCGACTGATGATCGCTATTATAGAAATGATTCGGCTTTAGTACACCAGCGATTGAGTCATATACGCTTGGTTCCATAAGGCATACCCCAAGCACATATTTCTCCATGTTGTAGCTATAATCTACTCCGTCTGTCATTGTCCGTATTTTTTCCCATCCCACAATCCTATCTGCACATTGTAAACTGGAGGCGTATTGAACTCTTTAGGCTCGAATAGACCCGTCCAGTTGTTGTTAATGCTAGCATCTATGCTCTTGATGGCTCGCTCTTCGCCTAGGTCTCTAAGGAACAAAAGATGTCTCTTCGTAGTCACCGAAGTAAGTGGAGCCTTGATAGCCTTGCGATATTCTTTCCAGTCGGACCAGGCCTCATAGAATCTTTCTGAATCAAAAGGTAGAACCTCGAATAGTTTTTGGTGCATAATCGTTGGTTTATATACAATATCGGCCTATATCCCTGGATATCCCTGGGAGTGTTGGACTTAGGCATTTATTCCAACTATGCTCGATAACAGCTTACCTCCACATCCCCGGGTGGGTAACGTCAGCTTCGGGATAGTATCCAGGTCACGAGTTGATGCCGATAGATCATTGCTCGCACTTTCGCTGACACATACAACTGTCCGAACAGCCATTCTTTATGCCGGAGGGAGAATGACTAAAAAAACCTCTAAGGGCAAAAAAAAAGAGCACCAGCGGGCCTGCTGATACTCTTGTGGTTTACATCTTGCCACATGTTCACCGAATCCTCAGGCCCAAGGTTTCGGTACACGACAAGACAAAAAGACAACTTTGCGACTACATACGTTGCACGAAGATATGGCTAATTTTATTAGACATCAACTTTTTCAATCAACGGCAACGGGTTAAAATGCTTGCATTTATCCTGATATCCGCAATCACGGCATTTCAGATATGTATTGTCAGGCTTCCAATCGCTTGACTCCCATTGCGTTAGCATATTCCTTACGGTGCCTATTTCGGCCAAATGGACATCCAGGCTCTCTTTGGTCAGCATACACTTAATGACCCGGCACCATCCCGACTTACCGAATACCAAAAAATAATAGGGTAGGTACTCCCCATGCACCTGATGCCAAAGATGGATGTAGTGCTTGGCCTGACGCTTGGCATTGATCTTGGTCTCGATGTCTGCCCACCCATTGAACCGGTCATCATACCGGGTCTCAGTGTACTTGATGTCGTAGATGGCTTTACGCTCCGGATTTTGGATGTCATTTGCAACTAGGTCCAAAATACCCGACAGACCATTACCTTCAATCTTTACCTGCGTCAAGGCATTGGTAAGGTCAATCGAATAATAACTTAGAATCTTTTTGGCTATCTCAGCAAGCTGGTCTATGTCTTTCTCAGCCTGAGATTTGCCACCGGACTTGAGCTTCTCTAGCTGTGGAGCCTCCGAAGAAGAATCTCCAATGACACAATACTCAAAGTAATGTCCTCTCTTCATTACCTCGCTAGGCTCTGTCTTGATGCCTTGCACGTAGCGGAGATAGATTGCATAAGGACAGGCTTGGTCAAAGACCTGGTTCATCAGTGACTGGCTAATTGGTATATTCATAATTTAATCTATAAACCCGTTACCTGTAAAAAGATGTTTAGCAAAATCCCAATTTTTGTATTTTATTGAAAACTCCTTTTCACCACTTTCTGCCCCATATTTAGCCATTTGCTCCAATAGCTGAATTTCATATTGTACAAATTCCTTCTTAATGGCATCAAGCATATTATCCTTAACATCTTCTGGTAAATCTATATAGGCATAAATCCTTTCTATAAGCTTATATGTCAATGAAGTGTCAGCAATCTCTACTTTGCGCATATATCTAGTTTTCGGATTAACTTATACTTTTCAAATCATTAAGACTATTCTCCAAAAAAGCTTTCCGCTCTTTGTAAAAACTTACCATGTACTTGAATAAATCCTCATTGAATTTGCGCAGTGCAAGCAAATTGTAAATGCTTTGCGTTGACATTCCGGTCGCATCTGCAATCTTTTTTACATCTCCTGCTTTCTTAAGACGCTTAAATTCTGCAATGATTTGTTCTTCAATTTCTCTTACGTTTTGCATATATGTTTTTTAAAAATGTGATAAAATGCCCCCAGTGTAGAAACACCGGGGTGGTTGCTTGCCATATGAAAACACGGGACGCTGTACAGGACCCGCCCCTGTACCCAACCGATTCGGTTTGCTCTGTCTGCTCGCGGCACTTGCGCGATTAAGCTAACAGCGTCTTTAAGAAGATTCCGGCTCGCATTACTGATCGACGTTGCCGACCGCCGCATCCGTCTCACCGTTAGGCTCGACATCAGTTTTTATTCCGACAATCTCCTCACCATCCAAAAGCATTTCTATAAGCTTTTCTATATGTAATCTTTGGTCATCTCTGAGCATTGACAACTTCTCACGGATAGCATCAGTCGCAAAAGCATCTACAAACCATTCGCCCTTGATACCATCTCGAACCTGCTGCGGAAAATTAGGATTGGTATGCAGGTCCTTCCATATCCATTCAATCTTGGTTGCATAATTGCGACCCAAACGCTCCGCATTACTACCTGGGCTGTCATTGACAAAGCCTACCATATAGTCGTATGCACACCGAAGATGATGGATAGCATCCACAAGCTGACCGGCTCCTCTCATATCACTGATTTAAAGCATTCCCCTCTGTGGCAAAAGGCACATAGCCATCCTCTATCTTACGGTTCAAATCAGCTCCAAAGACAGCCCCAATCTTCTTAGCCGCATTCTTGACCGCAAAAGCATAGGCGGCAGGTAGATTCTTGTGCAGCGCATCCTTCTTCTTGGTAGCCATGAATTGATCTACCGGGCTTCCGCTATTCTGTTGCACCGGAACGGCAGCAATGCCATCGTAATAAAGCCAGTCTTTAAGGATAGGATGGTACACATGTATGCGGACATGGACCGTTATCTCGTTGACAATCATTCGATAATCGACAATCTCAATTCGGTAAAGGCCGAAGAAATACTTTTTAAGCAAGTTTTCAATGACCCCGATGGGTAGATGCTGAAAGGTCTGACCACCGATATTCTCAGTATATACTTTCTTCGGCTTGACATTCAACGCCTTTTGAAAGGCCTGGAGCGAATTGATTTGTTCCGTATTCAACGGAGCAAGGTCTTTGGATGTTTTCTCTAGTTCCATATCGTGTAGGTTAATAATGCAGGAAACTTATATAGCACTGCCAGTTCTTATCTTTTAATTGAGGTTTCATTGTCTTGACAAATGCCTTTGCCATGTCGGGAGCGTCGGAGGGTAATTCTACCAACAATTCTCGGTAAACTTTCCCATTAACCTCAATCACAACTTTGGCAACATCGGTAAACCTATTGTTTATCTTGTTCTCCTTGATCTTCGGTTTCTTCATATAGAGAAATCATATCTGCTACGGAAGGAGTTTGCTCTATTGGAATCGTTTGTCCATCTATCTGATCCAGCCGCTTAGCAACATAATTCATAGCCATCGACCTATTACGCCTCCTACGCTCAAAGTATTCTACTATCTGTGCCTGTATAGCGGGATTGACTTCCGAACCGGTCAGATGCTTTTGTAAAGTCGGATAAGATAGCGCAAGTATGGCCTGAAGCCTGTTCTTGTCTCCCCTTTCTATATTTTTCGATACGTAGTTCCGAAACTTCCAATCTACTTCATTCACCTTCATTAGAATCATTTTAATGACCTTTCAAGCAAAAGTAAAGGAGTTTTTGATATAAAACAAGTGTTTTTAAAATATTTAACAGAAAAAGGGCAGGTATAGAAATACCCGCCCGTACACGATATATGCCAGAAACTGAGGAAACTACTTGAAAAACCTATGCGCAATAGCCAAAAGGCAGAATGCAGAAAGTATTACGAGGGCTGTCAAATAGGTATTCTTCGCCTTCTTTGCAACCCTCAGTTGTTCAGTTAAAAGCATATACTGCGTACTCGAAACTCCATTAGGTACGGAAATTCGGTATTCTATCGTGTCAACTACCCTGACTGTCGTAATCAAATCCCGGTATTTCACCTGATGAACCCATACCGTATCAGCTAACCTTATCGTATCGACATAGATATTCTCATTGACGATAGTATCGCTATGATATTCTACGTCACCCTTAATATAGACAGTATCGGTCTTTGGCGGGTTATTAGCCAGGTACTCCCTTATGATCCGCTCAGTCCTCTCTTGACGCTTTAGGAGGCGTTTTACGGGGTCACAGGAACTTAGCAATACCAAGCCAAGGATAGACGCTATAAAGACCCTCATTCGGCTTTAAATGGCTCGTCCTTTGAATTAGTAAACAGGTTCTTAAGCAGGTAAGATACCGCTGCCGTACCAGCTACCTTGGCAATAGACAGCCACTCTTGCGTAGAAGGCAATGCACCAGCATCTAAGATTACAGATACAGAAGAACATACTACAGCCAAGACAGCTACAATCATGCCTTTAAAAAAATCCTTGGAATTCAGTTTCATGAAGTCACTCATATGATTGGGTTTTATTTTCTGTCTTCCTTGTCTTTCAAGTCAAGTGCCAACTGATGTACGGCCTTTAGTATTTCATCAAGCTTGGCATTCATGGCCTTGTCAGTCATCTCAAGGGCTTGCACTCTTACATCAAGTTCCTTCATCTTGGTTTCCATCCTAACGTAAATGCCAACCAAGCCACCAAGCATACCCAAGCCCCACATAATAACAGACATCTCCATTATCCTACCCTATTAACAGTTAGTATTACAGAAGGTATAGCTGGCCTTGTAGGGGTTGTTTGCGCAGCCACATAGTTCAAAAAGACAGATGCATCTGCACTTGTCCAACATATCTCAAAGAAATCTCCAGCAGCAGCATTGACAAAGAAATTCCAGGCAGCTACATGCTTACCATTATTGCCTACTAATGTCGTTTGCGTATTGCTATAATCAACCAAATTTGTGTTTTTACACAACCAAATGTCAACCACATCATCTCCGCTATCAGTCTTATCTAGTTGTGCAGAGAATTGAATGTTATAGATACCGGCATTGGCTATGGTGATTCTGCTATTGGATACAATGCTGACTCCATTCGATATAGCAGTCGTGTTGTAGGTCATCTTGTTAGCCAAATTGGCTCCAAGACTAGCCTGATCGACCGTAGAATAGAACGAGCCAAAATATCGCAACTCGCCTACCCCTACATTGATCTGATTATCTGTGGCTGTAATCGTTACTTGGCTCATTTTGTAATGTCTTCAAATAGGATAAATGGACCCTTGACGTAGGTAGTGATTACCCCCGAAGCAAAGGTTGCCTGTAAATCGTAGGCATAATTACCTCCATTAGGTATGCTAATGACCTTAGAAACCGTTATGACATTGTTATTTGCGCCACCTACGGTTATTCCGTCTCCTTCAGTCAACGTCTGCTCAATATCCCCATCAGGATGGCGGCGTATCTGCATCTTGACATCCGCAGTAGCCAAGCTAATAGGGTTCGCTGAGCCATCCGTTATCGTAAACGTAAGCTGCAACGTATCGTTCCTATATGCCTGTATGGTATATGAACCAGGTATCATTTCATGATGATTTCTATGTCATGGGGAGCCACTTGATTCCCACCAAAATAAGGACCCAAATGATACCCAAATCTCCGCATGGGAACAGGAACGCTCGCTGACAATCCTCTACCCATTACGTGCAAGTTATGCCATTTCGTATATGGGCTAATAATGTATCTATATGTTTTGCCTATCGGCACCTCACCTAAATACTTTTGGTACCGTCTTTTATCAAAGTACCAATAGGCGTAAATCCTAATAAACTCTCCGGATAGGTAATTCCATCCGAATCTAACAGAATTATATGAGTGATGCGGATAGAAACCTATTCCGAAGAGCTTATTGATGTCAGCTTGATCCTCACTATTTACCCAGTACTTGCATGAATCCGTAAAGGTTACATCATATTGAATCTTTTGAATCGACCCAATATGCCTTGGCAACCTAAACGGAGCATGTTTACCGGTAGGAATAATCATTGCTTGCTTGCTGTGGTGCTGGTTGCCGCCGCCCGTGCCGCCTGTGCTGCTGCCACCTGCTGCCTGCGCTGAATGCGGAGCTCTTTAAGCACCCATGCCTCGGCCTTGTCTCCGTGGTTGGCCTGCGTCAGATATTGGCGATAGTCGGCCCCGGTCATCTTAAGGAAGCCCATCGCCAAGGTCGCGCCTGTGCTGTCCTTCAGCATGTACTTGAAGTTGGCGAACGTTGCGA